GAAATACTTGTTGGCGCAGAGGTTGTTGTTGCCGACTATAAACTATTCCTTGATGAGGAAACCCCTGACGGTGTTGCTGTTCTTGTTACCGAACAAAACAGGGTTTATGTATGGGTTAAAGATGCTTCAGGAGTATGGGTAGGGGTAACATACGAAATTCTGCTGGTAAACCATATCCAGAATGGTGTAGACGGACATCACAAAGAGTGCTATTTAAGGACAGTTAGATGAAATTAACGACTGATTTTATAGTAAACCTCAAGACAAAAGAGGTAGTTGATAAGGTAAAGAAGGCCACTAACAAGTCACTCCTGAATACCGTGGCTGCTATTGCCAATGATGCTATTAAACTTAGCCCCCATGTAACGGGGAATAACAGACGGTCAATTAAATATGAGGTTGGTCCCGGCGGTGAGGTCGCTAAGAAGGAAACGGAGGGTGCTGTTTACTCTACCTCCGGCTACGGTGGTTTTTTAGAAACGGGGACTCGTAAAATGGGCGCCCGTCCTTACTTCAAGCCGGCATTGGATAAGAACATTAAGAAACTACCTGAAGGGATAAAGGCTGAACTGAAATGAATTTAGATAAAATCAAGGCAATGTTCCCTAATTATCACCCAGAAGATTATATATTTTCTGTCGCACCTTGTTGCGGTTCGTGTAAAGAGGGTATGCGTAAGACTTATTGTATAGAATGTCAATTATCTGGAAGAGTTCTAGAAATGTTTGCTTGTGGATATTGCCCTCAATATAAAAGGAATCCAGACATTAAAATACCGGTAGTTCTGAAATGGATAAAAAGTAATCAATATGGGAATGGGCAAGGTTAAATGATAACAGATACCAATGCAGTTATAAGAAGTTACCTGACCACATCATCGACAAAGGTTGATCCGTTAATAGCGCTTGTGAGTGATCAAATTTATTGTCCCCGGTTAAAGGAGAACGCTACTTTACCTGCAGTATCTTATTTTACCAGAGGCGGAACTTCTAACCCTCATATTGAGAAGATAGTCTCCCCTTCAGTTCAGTTTAACTGCTGGGCTGATAATCCCATAGACGCCAGGGAAGTTTATCGGGCTTTGTTTAACGCTCTCCAGGGAATACAGATGGTAAAGGTGGGTTCTTACTATATCATGTCGGCCATTGAGGAAGTTCAGGGGCAGGATCTCGTGGACGTAGATATTCCAAACTATTTCTCAGTTTTAGTATTCTACGAAATTATGGTTCGTGCTGATACCTAACGCACTGAGAGCCAAAATGAGGGGCATAGAAATAAGAAGTTATAGTTTGTATCGGGTGAGGTGGCTACTATGAAGAAATAGAATAAATTCCAATCCACAGGCGGTTTAGACCGCCTTTTTTAATTAGCAAGGAGGTAAAAAGGAAATGGCAAAGACAATATCAAATGTTTTAACAGGGGTTGCAACGCTGGAAGTCAGGCAACCTAATGACGCTCGGGCGGAGTGGTCAACCGTCAAACAGTATGAAGGATCTTATTCAATTAAGCTAACTAAGACAGGGAGTGGCAATGCAGGTTCTACACATCTTGAATTGACTGGTGGATGGGGTACTGAAACACTGTCATCTTGGACTACCGGTGTAGCGGCAAACCAGTATACTTACTGGCGCTTCAGGCAAGCAATAGCCGGGGGTTTCTGGGAGCAAGCAGAGTTCCGCTTTGAAGACCCCGATTCGGATGCGTGGGTAGAAGTTACCAGTGCTCCCGACCAGGGCCTGCTCGGTTCTGCAATATGGGAACAGCAAGATATGGTAGACCAAGACCCCGTAGGATTTGGGGGAGTCAACGAAATCGGGACATCGTTTAGCAACTGGGCCATGGTATTGACGCCCGCTGATGTTAGCGCCGGTGCGAGTGGTATAGATAGTTTCACTGTCGCCGTTGCTGACAATTGGGTACTTGCCAGGGTACGATTCGAGCTATGGGAGCCTGCGGCAGCCCGATATGAATATATAGATTCTATCGTGTTAAATGCACAGACTATTACGGTTGAACCTGGCAATAGTTCCTTAGTGGGATTTTCCTTATCCAGCCCGTTCACTGAGGTTGGCTATACTGAAGATGGCGTGACCGTAACATATACCGCTGATACCGCCGACATCGAAGTCGAAGAGGAAACCTTCCCCATTGACCGGGTGATAACCAAAGAGACTGCCGAAGTCACTTGTAATATGGCTGAGAGTTCGCTTTTCAATATTGACAAGGCAATGGCGGGCGCTGTGCTGTCGGGCAGTATCCTCACCCTGGGGGCGGGGGTTCTCAAGACCTTGAATCTTAAGGTAGAGGGGACAACTCCTAGCGGGCATTTAGCCTCTCTGATGATGCCCTTAGTAACAGCAACCGGGGCTGTCGGTATGGCTTACAAGAAAGGTGAAAAGACTGTTGTGCCGGTGACATTCCAGGCGCTAAAGCCATCGGGGGAACCGGCTGTTACTCTTGTCTATAATGCGGCATAATTTAACCAAAAGGAGTGAACCATGGGAAGAACAGAAGAAGATAAACTCTGTCAATCAGGAATCAAAGTAATACTAGGGGGTAAGGAATATGAAGTCCGCCCCCTGGTTATCTGGGAATCTAGGGAGTGGAGGGCGAAGGTTATTAAACTGATAGCCCCCCTCCCTGAATATGTAAAGACAGAAATAGACAAAACTGACGATTTCGAAAAGGTTTTGTCTATGATGTTAGTAACAATGCCTGACCAGGTTCTCGATTTATTCTTTGATTATGCCAAAGACCTGAACCGGGATGAGATTGAGAATGCTGCTACTGATGAGGAATTGAGGATAGCTTTTAATGAGGTGGTGAAGATAGCCTTCCCTTTAGCGAGAGCGCTGCCGGAGACGATGACACAGATTCTACCAAAGTAACAATAGGTGGAGCTTTTGAGTTCTTTTTATGCGAATGGCACATAACGCCCGACTACATCGTGAATAACTGGACTGATGAACTTTTAGATTTGATGTGCGAGAAGCTGGTCGAACGAAAACAACGAGAGATAGGTAATACAAAACAGCCTTCTCATGACCGTTCTGTACCTATTGAAGCACTCTCAGCTATGTCCAACGGTATGATAGAGGTGGAGAAACATGGCAATTAGTATAGGAGATGCCCTTCTGAAAATAGGGGTAGATACCAAAGACTTTGACAAAAAAATGACTGGTATCCGAGGGACAATAGAGAAGCATAGGAAGGCTATCGGTATAGCTATGGTAGCCTCCGGTGCTGCTATTGTGGGTAGTCTAGCTTTATCATTGAAGGCTGCTGCTGCTGAAGAGGCTGGTATCGAACGATTATCTATAGCAATGAAGAATGTCGGGCTTTCTTATGAGGAGGCTCAAGGAAGTCTTGAGGGATGGATAAATGCACAACAGCAAGCCACTGCCTTTGCTGATTCCGATATGAGGGATGCCCTGGCCTCAATGATTCGTATGACCGGAGATTTGGCAGAAGCCCAAGATTATCTTACCCTAGCAATGGATGTAGCGGTAGGTACTAATAAAGACTTAGCCTCTGCTTCCCAGTTGGTTCAGTATGCTATGGGTGGAAACTGGGGGATGGTAGAACGATACATTCCTGCATTGAAAGCCGTTGAGAATGAAGAGGAGAAGTGGGCTGAACTTAGACGATTATTTGCTGGGCAAGCCGAAGCCTACGGTCAAACATTAGCTGGACAAATGGACTTACTGAAGAATAATGTCGGTGATGTTGTTGAAGCTCTAGGTGCTGCTCTTTTACCGGTTGCTACATCTCTCCTAGAAACCATTATGCCTATTATTGAAAGTATGAAAGAATGGATAGCTGAACATCCTACATTAACAAAAGTTATCGTTATTGCTTCTGGAGTATTGGGTGTATTACTTACTGCTCTAGGTGGGCTTCTTCTTTTGATGCCCAGTATCACAGCAGCGATGGCGGCTTTCGGTATAACTCTTCATTTATCACTGGGACCGATAGGTCTGGTTATCTTGGGGGTCACAGCTCTAATAGCAGCCGGTATAGCTTTGTGGAAGAACTGGGATAAGGTAGTGCATTTCTTTGAAATAGCATGGATTGAGATTAAGCAATTCTTCTTGCGTGGGGTAGAATCTATACTAGGGGCGCTGGCTAAATTTACTTCTTGGATACCAACATTAGGTGAAGAGGTTGCTAAGGCTCACAAAGCTATTTCTGACATGATAGATGCTGATGAAGTCAGGAAGGATGCTATCCGAACTGAAAGGGCTTTAATTTTAACCGAAAAAGCAATGGACGATACAACCGAGGCAGCGGTAGCACTAGAGGATTCCATAGCTGCTATTGGTGAAACCTCAAAAGAAACTGCGGAGGTGCTGGAGGAACAGGCTATAGCCGTTGATGTCCTCAAAAAGTCCTATGATGGGTTAGCCGGAGCTGTTAGACCAACGGGCGAACCTGCAACTGAGGAGGCTCAGAGAGCTGCACAAATAGCGGCAGCTGGTGAGCCAGGACGGGCAGCAATTGCCCGAGGAGGAAATCTATCGGACATTATAGAATCTGTTATGAACTGGCGGGGTGTTGGTATCCCTGCTGGATATGGTCCACCATCTGGAGCTAAAACATGGGCGGAACTTCGGGCCAAGGGTGCTTCTGAAGAACGAATATCTGCTTTCCAAAACCTTCTGGAAAGGGTGGGAATAGGTATTTCTCAGTTCGCACCTTTCGCAGAAGGCGGGATTGCTATGCGACCTATGCTGGCCCAGGTAGCTGAGAGGAAACCAGAGGCGATTTTACCATTAGATAAACTATCAGGGATGGTTGGATTAGGTGGGAGGGTAGTTAATATTATCCTTGAACTTGATGGCAGAATATTGGCTAAGGCGATAGAGGTGCCTTTAGTTAATGATATAAGACTAAGAACAGGACTAAAAATATAAGGGAGGTTTATCATGGCAGCAGCAAGCGCATGGAGTATGCCAAACGCAACTAGGACAAAGTTGCTGGACGGGACTATAGATATTGACACCGATGTTTGGAAGATAGCACTCTTCCTAAGCACATCAAATGTAGCTGACGATCAACCCACCTATGATGTTTTGACCAATGAGGTCGCCACCGCCTTTGGTTATACGCAGGATGATGAGACGATTGTCCTTGCCCTGACAGGCACTACTACCGTTAAGGTGGACATCAACGTTGACCCTGTATGGACAGCAGCAGGTGGTAGTATCGTGGCGAGGTGGGCAGTTATATACAAGGATGCAGGTAATGAGGACATCCTTTGTTGGTGTCTATTAGACTCTACCCCAGCGGATGTCACGGCTACTGACGGGAATACTCTGACTGTAGCGGCCCATGCAAGCGGGATAACTACTTTAGCATAATGACTACAGATGGGAATATGGTATTTGGTGTAAGGGGTAACTATGCCTATCATTAAGCAAAAGGTAAAAGTCAAGGTGCAGGAAGCCTAAAACCAGATGGATGCGGACGAAGCTATAAGGGCGAAGCTGGGTGCTGATATTCTTGAGTTCAATATTGAGGTGTAGCTATGGGGTGGGTATCACCTACTGGGTTTGTAGACCCAGCAACAAAATGGAGCGATGAAGCTAAGGCTTATGATGATAATACTGCCACTTATGCTGTAACTGATGCCAATGTAGCAGGTAATACGTGGTCTGATTTCTTGGAGTTTACCCATGCGGCTTTAGATTGTGATTCGGTCAGAGCATTTCAAAACTGGACAGTGAATTATTTCATTGACCTTGATGTTTATGATGGCAATTGGCATGACATTACAGAAGAAGCATTTCCACTTAATGATTGGCACGAAATAGCACTTGGGGCTACCTACACTTTAACTAAAATCCGAATCAGGACTAAATAT